TTTGAAGGCAAGTTTCTTTTTCTTTACTTCTCGCTCTTCATCAGCCTCATCGTCATAAGTGAAACTATCTTCCATAATAAAAGATATTTCCTCATCATTTAAATGCGGTTTAGTATTTTTATAAAACTCTCTTAACAATGAATTTTCATCCAATTGCGAGTAGTCTCTATTTAATTTTGTGTAGTCCTCTATAGTTCCACCAGTTTCTTTCATGAACGTAACCAGTTTCTGTATGTTTTCTGGCATTATAGGAGCTTCAGGAGCTTTTGTCTTAATAACTGGTTCTACTATTTTTTCAACAGTTTCTACTTCAGTTATAGGAGATTTTAATACATCTTCTTTGGTGTCCCGTAATTCTTCAACCATTTCTTTGCCACTTGCTTTGTCTTCTTGTCTTTCGATAATAACATTGCTATCAT